CTTGCAGCCTTAGAAGCAGAATTTGAAAAAATGATGGGCGACGAAGGCGATGACGACGAAGGTGAAGAAGAGCCAGAAGAAGAAGCAATGGCATTCGAAGCTGACGAAGAAGTTGAAGAAGCAGCAGACGAGGAAGTAGAAGAAGCAGCTGATGAAGAAGTTGAAGAAGCTACAGACGAAATCGACGAAGCAGTAGAAAAATCAGCAGCAGAAGTTATGCGTGAGTATGTCAACAAAATGACAGACGAGCCAAAAAAAGGCGACAATGGCGCAAATGCTAAATCAGTAGTAGCAGGCAAAAACGATATGGGCGGCACAGCAGCTAACATCGTAGCAGGCGACACAGAAGCAGGTGTAGAAGCTAACAAAGGTAACTTGAAAGGTTCAGCACTAAGCGACCAAAACGCTAAAGAAGATAACGCAGGTAACAGAAATGTTAAAGGCGGTACAAGTGCCAAATCAGGCATGAAAAACGAACCTGGCCACGGTGCTGAGAAATCAGGCAAGCCAGAGCAAGCAGCTAATAAAAAATCAACTATTGGCAGCTAATTAAGGACTGACGGATGAACCTACTACGAGAAAATTTGAGTTTCGATAAGGCGAAGATGGTTGTTGAGTCTGCTAGTGAAGGCAAAGATCTTTTTATGAAAGGTATTTGTATTCAAGGCGGAGTACGCAACGCAAATCAGCGTGTTTATCCCGTAAATGAGATTAGCAGGGCTGTCACCACGCTCAACGAGCAGATAGCCGAAGGTTACTCACCATTAGGAGAAGTAGATCATCCAGACGGACTACAAATTAACCTAGACCGTGTATGCCTCATGATTGAAAGCATGTGGATGGACGGACCTAACGGTTACGGTAAACTAAAAATCCTACCAACTCCGATGGGCGGACTAGTTAGAACAATGCTAGAAAGCGGCGTGAAGCTAGGCGTCTCATCGAGAGGTAGTGGTGAAGTTGACGCTCAAGGTAACGTCAACGGTTTTGAAATAATCACTGTGGACGTTGTGGCACAGCCCAGCGCCCCTGGTGCGTATCCTACACCAATTTACGAACATTTAATGAACGAAAAAGGTGGATACAAGGCAATTTTAACTTCAAAAGAAGTCCAAGGCGACGAAAAGGCACAAAAATATATTGCAGAGAGCTTATTAAATGTAATAAGCAGGCTCCAATAAAAGGAGAAAATAATGGAAGCACTAAAAGCCCTTTTAGAGAGTGATGCAATCTCAGAAGCAATGAAATCAGAAATTCAAGAAGCGTGGGACGCAAAAGTACAGGAAAACAAAATTGCTGTTACTGCTGAACTGCGTGAAGAGTTTGCTGGCAAGTACGAGCACGATAAAAGTGTAATGGTTGAAGCCGTGGACAAGTTGGTTAGCGAAAAGCTAGCTGAAGAAATGGCAGAGTTACATGAAGATCGCAAGCAACTTGCAGAGCAAAAAGCAAAGTATGCTATGAAAATGCGTGAAGATGCAGATTTAATGGCATCATTTGTTAAAAAGACTCTTGTTAAAGAAGTTTCTGAACTACACGAAGACCAAAAAGCAATGGCAAGCAAATTCTCAATGCTAGAAGAATTCGTTGTAGATCAACTTGCAGCTGAACTTGCAGAGTTCCAAGAAGACAAAAAAGACCTTGCAGAAACAAAAGTACGACTAGTTCGTGAGGGCAAGGAACACTTGGCTAAAGTCAAAACAGACTTTATTCAAAGAAGTGCTAGTGCAATTCAAGAAACAGTTACTAAAGCTCTTACAACAGAGATCAAGCAACTTAAAGAAGATATTGACACAGCACGTCAAAATGATTTTGGGCGTAAGATTTTCGAAGCATTCGCTAATGAATACATGGGTTCACACCTAAACGAAACATCAGAAACCAAAAAGCTATTGAACGTTGTTGCTGCTAAAGACAAACAAATTGCAGAAGCAAAAGACTTAGCACTAAAAGCTAAGGAAGTTGCAGTTGCAAAAGACGCAGAAGTTAAGCGTCTAACTGAAGCACAAACACGTACAGCTAAATTAAACGAACTCGTTGGACCTTTAAGCAAGGACCAAAGAGAAATTATGACAGACTTACTGGAATCAGTACAAACAAGCAGACTACAATCTGCGTTTGACAAGTATCTACCAGCGGTTATCCAAGGTAACACTCCAGCGAAGCAGAAGGCAGTTCTATCAGAGGCAAAAGAAGTAACAGGCAACAAAACAACAAACAGTTCTAATAAAGCAGACCACAATGTCATTGACATTAAGCGTCTAGCTGGATTATAATAAGGAGAAAGATAATGTCAGAACTATTAGAAAGTCGCTGGCAGGAGACCAAAAGTGCCCTAGTTGAAGGCCTATCAGGCAACAAAAAAGCTGTGATGGAGTCAACTCTTGAAAATACTCGTAAGCATTTGATGGAGACAGCAACAGCGGGCGGAACTTCTGCAGGTAACGTAGCAACTCTAAACCGTGTGATCCTACCAGTGATCAGACGTGTTATGCCAACAGTGATCGCTAACGATCTAGTTGGTGTACAACCAATGACTGGTCCAGTCGGTCAAATTCACACACTACGTGTTCGCTATAGCGACACAGCAGGCACAGGCGCAAGCGGTGCAGTAGCAGGTGAAGAAGCACTGTCACCATTCAAAATTGCTGAAGCATATTCAGGTAACACAACAACTGGAAAAGCAGACGCAACAGCAGCACTAGAAGGTGCAGCTGGTAACAGACTAAGCATCCAAATCTTGAAGCAAACAGTCGAAGCCAAATCACGCAAACTAAGCGCACGTTGGACATTCGAAGCAGCTCAAGACGCTCAGTCACAGCATGGCATCGACGTAGAAGCAGAAATCATGGCAGCACTTGCACAAGAGATTACTGCTGAAATCGACCAAGAAGTTATTGCTAGCCTAAACACACTAGCAGGTACAGGTTCAGAAACATATGACCAAGCAGCAGTATCAGGTACAGCTACATTCGTTGGTGACGAACACGCAGCTCTTGCAGTTCAAATCAACCGTGTTGCAAACTTGATTGCACAGCGTACACGCCGTGGTGCTGGTAACTGGGCAGTTGTTTCACCAACAATGCTAACAGTGCTACAATCAGCAACAACAAGTGCATTTGCACGTACAACTGAAGGCGCATTTGAAGCACCAACAAACACAAAAATGGTTGGTACATTGAACAACGCAATGAAAGTATATGTAAACACATATGCAGCAGATGATGACGTACTAGTTGGTTACAAAGGTTCTTCAGAATCAGACGCAGCAGCGTTCTACTGCCCATACATTCCATTGATGAGCAGTGGTGTTGTTCTAGATCCAGATACATTCGAGCCAGTCGTGAGCTTCATGACTCGTTACGGTTATGTGGAACTATCAAACACAGCATCGTCACTAGGTAACGCAGCTGACTACCTAGGTAAAGTTGAAGTTACAGCAGGTAACCTAAGCTTTAGCTAAGATTTATTTTTTAATAAGAGAAAAGGCCCTACGGGGCCTTTTTTTATGTAAATATAGTACAGCAAAGGAATAAACATGCCTACAGGAACTATTGACAAATTTAACAAAAACAGAAAATACAGTATTATTAAACCAAAAGAATGGAAAACAGAACGTAGAGACGTACTGTTTTTAAGTGCAGAATATGATTTTGCAATAGGTGATCAAGTAGAATATATTGTCTCATATAAAAATGGCAAAGGATATGCACAAAATATTAAAAAAATAGGTTGACCTTAGCTTATTCTTTTGCTATATTAAGTACATAACAAAGACGACGGTCCGAGTTAGATAGTGCAAGGAAACGATGCTTCACATAGGCATTAACTTGACTCACACGCTGTGGTGGCGCTGTAAGACCTTGGAGACAAGGCGTTGCAGAAAAAGTAGAACTAACCATTCTATTGTGAGGTTGTGCTAGTTATGTAGACAGGATATGTCACGGCACTTGTAGGTAATCCTTAGTCCTACCTATCACATTATTAGAGAAAGGTCTGCTATATTTTAGCAGGCCTTTTTTTACGGACATTATAACCCATTTTTACGAAAAAGATAAATACTTATGTCAAGAGGAGAGCCTCACGATGAGGACTTATGGGGACCCACCCCCGTAGACCTAGAACGTCAACATAAGGAGAAAACAAT